CTCTACGAGAAGGTTCTTGAAGCTAGTAAGGATATCACTAACGAATTGTTTGAAGTCCTTGAAGCCACGTCCCATGAAGTCTGAGAAAGCATCTGAGACACCACTGATTAATGGGTCAGTCTCTACTAGACCTTCGTTGAGATCATTGACAGCTTTGGTATAAGCATCAATAGATAAGCTACCTTCGCCCTCCATAGCCAATAGCTTGTTAAGGTTAGCCAAGGCATCATTATAGGCTAGGATCGGGTTAGCGTCCCATTCTAGTTGCTCTATTTCCTTGCGTAGTTTCTCTAATTCTTTTGCAGCGTCATCAGCAGCACTACCACCAGCTTTAAGTGCAGCAGCAGCATCCTTTTGTGACTTTGTTAAAGCCTCAGTCTCTGCGTTGAGGTCTACTAGGGTGTCAAGGCCAGCCATACCTTCTTCGTAAGCTGCATTAGCATCTCGTATACCATCAGCACTAGTAGCAGTGGCAGTAGCAGTGTCACGTAGGATACCCAGCCTCTCTCTGTCACCAGCGATAAGCCTAGCGTTAGCTACATTAGCACCATTTGCTAGAGCTTCTAGACCTGCTTGAGCTTGAATAACCCTTGTGGATATACCTGAGGAAAACCCAGATAAACTAGCCATAGCATTAGCAGCAGCAGTAATAGCCGACTCTAAACTCTTAGCAGCATTAGCAGCATTAGTAATCTCTGCTGTTACCTTAAGGTTCTCCCTAAACAAGAACAAAGTTTGGTTTGCTAAGTCTTCCGTGGTTAATCCTTGGTCAAGCAAGAGCTTTAATCTAGCTTCCTCATTTGCTACTAGTGTGTTTCTATAAGCAACAGAGTCTTTGCCAGACTCAGCTTCAATCTTTAAGAGACGAAGATTCTGGTGGCTTAAGTCTACTTGCTCTTGCATAGATGCTATTGAGTCAGAGCGAGTCTGATCTATCTCATCAAGGGTTGAAGCTATGTTATCTAGCGTCTTGTTAAAAGCTACAGCAGCAGCTATCACTAAAAACTCCTCAAGAGCTTCAACTGTAGAGGCTAACTCTGTATTAGTTCCTTGACTAGAAGACCTCATACCATCCATAAGAAGTATAGCTGACCCAAGTGCAACAGTCATAGCCTCGGCATCTTCGTTAACTGCTGCTAGAGTTATCTTATCGAAAGACTCTTGTACAGCAACAACTTGGCTAGGCATTAAGCCTAGGTCTTCCCCAACTAATTTTAGCTGCGACTGAAAACCTGCGACAGATTCCCTAACCCTATTTAATGCTGGCCCTTGTAAATTAAAGTTAGAGTTGTTAATTAAACCTTGGAGTTCTTCGAAATCATTAGCAGCCTCTGTTATAGATTCACTGAAAGGTGCCACAGCAACTGCCATAGCACTAAAACCAGTTGTGAGACTTGCGTTAGTTACAGCCGATTGTACACTTTGTACTATGCCAGCAAAGTTACCAAACTCATCGGCAAGTTCAGATACTGAAGTCTTCCCAAGGTCCATAGACCTAATAGCGTTATCCATAGAGGACTTAAATGCACTTAAGCCATCCCCAGCTTCCTCTGCATCTTTTCCTGACCTTAACAAGAAAGCACCAATAGCAGTAGCTAATGGGATAACAATACCTAACACAGCAGCTATGCCCATGAGCTTAGTAGCACTTACACCTAACTGAGTAGAGAGCAAGGGTAATACACCAACAAGCTGTGTAGCCTGTTGACCAAAGGCCATCATAGGGTTAGCACCAGACTGAATCTGTACCAAGAAGTCACCTACCTGATAACCAGTCTGTTGAGCGACAACCCCTAGTTGGTTCGTAGAGCGTCCAGCCTGTGATATACCACGAGACATACCTGTAGTGGCCGTGTTAAACGCAGCCTTTAACCTTATGGTACTTTGGATAGCTTCTTCGTTACTAATAATGTTTAATGCTGTAGCCCTCTTGATCTCCCTGAGACCTTTCTCGTAGAGTTGCGTAGCAGCATACAAAGGCTTATACTTACGTGAGAGGTTGTCAGTCTCCCTAGCCAATCTATTAGTGTCAGCAGCAGCTTTCTCAGCAGCTTGTGTCTTACGTAGGGAAGCCGCAAATCTATCTACCGACTTAGTAGACTTATCTGCAGTTATGCTTAAAGCACCATACTGTTGCCTAACTGACCCAAGGGTCTTGTTGTAACGATCATTTGATATCTTATTCTGATCTAAAGCCTTAGTTGCTCTGACGATCTCTCTCTCAAGACGACTAACAGTAGACAACATGGGCTTTAGGTTAGTGACTTTACCTACAACCTCTAGTTCGATGATGTCAGACATTAGGTTTCCTTACTAGTAGATTCTATCCATAGGATATCAAGAGATTGCATTATCTCAATTTCCCAGTAGTCTAATGTAATACCACTAAGGGCACTCCAGCTACATATGAGGTCATAGGAGATAGGGTTAGGTCCGTTCATTCCATAGGTTCTACCTTTGTGTAGCTGTAGAAATACAGACCATATGTGGGAGGCAGCATCAGGGAATATAGCTGAGTCATTAAACTCCTCTATCTCCCCTAGTGGTTTCCCTAGCTGCTTCGCCACTTGTTCTAGGTGGTCTCTCTCGGTACTCTTACCGTGGACCTTACGACCTACCCTGAAGGAATACTCTGCGTACTCCTCCAGTTCAGCCTTGATTACTCCAAAAAAGCTTGTGCATCACCTAGGGCAGCGTCCACTTGCTCACGCATCCAAGGGTAGTCTGTGAATACTTCTTTAACCTTAGTCTCTGTACACTCAGGGTTCTCACCGGAGAGAGTGATGTTCCACGAGGCTACACACTTGACTAGCAGGTCCAAAGCTGATGCTTCAATCTCTTGAGCAGTCAGGTTAAGCTTACCACCAGTCCGCTGTGCCTTCTGTAGACGACGGTTCTGTTGTGCATGAGCAATAGACTTGTACTTCGATGAGTATGGCCCATGAATAGTTACAGTCATTTCAGAGTTATCCTCATTAGTGAGAATCTCAGAGTTAACTGGGTTATACAGGGTTACTTCAGAAGTATCTTTAGTCTTACCAATGTTTGAGAGGTCCATATCGGGTTTCCTTTAGGTTTGTTAATTTGTCCATTATTGGACTATCGGGTGATTGTTTAATACAGGGCTGGCCTAAGACCCGACGACGAAAACCAGCCCCTAGCCGCCTTAGCGGATTACGCTGTTGATCTTGTAAGCTTCAGGTTTGTAACTTCTGTAGTGTCATACAAGGCAACAAATGGGACAGTAATCAAGCGTGACTGAGCGTTTTGCAAAGGTACTGCTGCACCATTGTACTTAACTCGTGGGAATAGGAATGTATAAGCGTTACTACCTGTAGGGTCATCTACACTTACTTCCAAAGCACTTTCAGTCTCATTCAAGAACTTATTAATAATGGTTTCATCTTCGTAGTAGATAGTCATAGTACCTTCGACTACTGCACGACCAAACTCAAGCTGGGCAGCAGTATCTGACCCAATAACAAAGTTAGGTGCAAATGAGTTAGTGATTGAGAAGTCCAAAGATGTAACAATGGCAATACCCGAGCCACCATCAGAGATAGTACCTGAGTAGCTATCAAAAGGTGCATTGACACTAGAAGCAGTAGGAGTGGCATCAGACGCTGTTGCCTGAGCTTGTGCCATGTTCTTGCCTACCATATCAAAGGTACCTGTGACCATCTGGTTAGGGGCAATAGAGACGCTCATGGAGCTTACAGACATACCTGTGAACAGACGATACTGGTCAATGTCATTAGCTGCATCTTCAATAGAGAAATACTTAGGTGTGGTACCAACCTTAAGTACATCAGTAGCATATGTACCTAGAAAAGCACTCTGGATAAACTCATCATAGTCACCCATACGCAAATCAACTTCCATTGATCCACCAGCTTGTTTGTTACCATGTCGATCAACGCGAGGCATACGGTCAGCTTGAATCTCATTACCTTCTACACGATCCTTAGTTAGGTCAAGAGAATGGGTATTGATTGGGATGTTGACAAACTGTGGTGTAGCTGGTGTAGTACCAAATGTTGCCTCAGCAATATATGAGAGACTGGAGCGGGAACCTTGTGAGAATGGCATATTATATTTCCTTTAGTTGTGCTTGTTTGATTTCTTTAGATTTAAGTCTGAGGGTAAAATCTGTAAGTTCCATGGAACATGCAGTCCGCAAACTAGTTTACCTTTTAAGGGTACAATATGATCTACGTGGTAACTATCACAAGTAATCTTACCTAAGTCACTCGCCAACCAGTACATATCCGCGATCTCTTGTAGATGCACATCTGTCAACCACTCTGGTGTAGCTAGTAACTTACTCGCTCTCCTATGGGCTTCAGCTTTAGCCCTCCTATATGGGTGAGCTAGTGCATAATCAGTTGACCTCTTTTTAAAAGAGCCTGTGTTTTCTTTATAGTATGTACGTTGTTGCTCTTTGTCTCTGGGCCTATTCTTTAACTTGTCTATATTATCTTCATAATATAAACTGTTGTAAGCTTTTGTCTTTGGACAACCTGCCCTACTCTTGCGGGGAATATTTATTCTCCTTCAGAGATGTTGTGTGTTGGTGTGTGTTTAGTCTTGACAGGTTCTGGTGTCTCTACAAAAGAGGGATCAACCTTAGCTGCAATATCTTTAGGAATAGTATCACCAACAAAATATGTCTTGCCAGCATATGCGAAGTTACGTTTAGACTTAAACATGTAGTTTCCTTAGTCTGAGTAAATGTACCAACCGATATTAACAGGGATGTAATACCAAGAGTCGTCTTCTGTAACTCCAGAGTTAACATCTGTATAATCTATTGATACTATGATTGTATCACCATCGGCATTAGTATAACTAATATCAGTGGTAGCACCAAAGGCTCCTATAACTGTCTCAGCCATTGTTTCAGCCTCCGCAGGTCCTGATCCGCTAGGGATATAACAAAAGACCCTGAAGACCCCCTGATACCTCATTTGCGGGTTAAGGCCCCTTACAGCGGGAACTCGTAAAGTCGGAACAAAAGCAACTTCTAGGTAGCTCGTGTTAGGTGTGGGGGTATAGGTCACATTCTCATACTGGATACCAGTTGGAAGACCCACTGTAGCAGCTAGTGTAGTTTCAAAAGCTGCTCTAATGTCTTTATATATGCTCATCGTGAGAGGTCCTTAATTGTAGCAAACACGTGATACTTCTTCTCGACTGCATTAGCATGAGGCGCTCTATTCCTTAGAGTTGCCCTTAGAGACCCTGATGTCATAAGACCTGTGAAATCTATTGCACTAATGTCACCCTGTAGTTGACCTCTAGCTGTAGCCTTCATAGATGATGGGTCTTGTCGCCTAGGTTTATTCTTAGAGCTTCTGGAGCGACCACCGCCGAAACCAGCAGGCCCAATGGAGAAGGATGTAACGTATGCACCTGTGTCAATAGACTTATCAAGTACTGCTGTGTATATTGCTAGGTCAGCTAATTCCTCAAAGCGTTCCTTGAGTAGCTCCTCAGACTTAACCTCTATCTTTTCACGGATTGTATCGAATGTTCTCTTTACTCTTTCGACAGTGGACATTGGGTTACTCCACCAGATGAATTAGGTAAAACACTACACTATCTTCAGCCCAGACACTCTCTACCATTGTAATCTCAGAGGAACCTGTTAAGTAAGATATCTCATGTTTACTCGTGGGTACTGTAGCTGTAGCACCACCTAACATTAGGCAACTCTTGTGGCTGTGAATAGTGATAACACTATTCTCTAGGCCCTTGTCAGAGTTGTAGATGTATCCCCTAAAGGCCTCTGTTGTTGTATCTGTAGAGGCTGTACTACCCGTGGATGGGTCATATGCTCCACCCTCATTACCAATAACAAGACCTAAGGGCTTACCGAAGTCCTTTATGAGTCGGTCTAGCTCTTTAGTCCTGATAGCCATTCAGATCATCCTTTTCATTAGGGTTCTGGAATTGACCTCTGTGGAAAGCATAACTTCTCGCGGGGAACACTGGAAGACCACCGATGAAAATACCTAGTGATCCACCCTCTAGTCTATTCCCATCTGACTTAAGCTTAATAGATAGTACACTAAAGGCACTAGCCAACTCACCGTAATCTACCGTAAGGATACCGTCTATTTCTACATTAGCATACCCTGCATACTTAGATGATACAGTAGAGGCACAAATAGAAGCTGCTAGGTATACTAAGTCAGATGCTTCAGATAATGTAAAGGATATCTCCTCATCCTGTAACTCTGGGGAAGAAACATCAGTATCACCTAGGAGAAACCTAACGACATTTACTCTGCCACCAGCAGTAGTCTTGTCTAGGTCTGTTGGATCATAAGTAGCAGTCATTAGGTAATCCCTTTGGTTTTCATGTTAGTTCTCTAGGTAGCCAAAGTTACTACGCCATGTACGAATAAGCCCACGCTGCTTAGATACGACCTGAGAAAACTTACACTTCTCTTTAGCGTACTTCATCTTGTTATCTTTAGCATTGGCTTTAACTTTAACATTGAAACCTTCCACAAGGTAGTGCAGTTGCTCAATAGTCATAGCGTCTAGCCCGTCGCCTACCTTATGTTCTACCGTTAGTTCATCACTATGGAATATTTGGTGATTAAGAAACATAATCCTAGCTTGGTCAAAGGTTACTCCAAGGGTCTTCCATGGTAGTTCTTTACCAGCAGGGTAGTGCTTACCGTGCCATGTAATCCCATCGAAGGCTTTGACGAACACAGGCATACTATCCTGCAAATCTTTGTATTGTTCGGACATAACGTATTGACCTTTGTTTGTTGTCGGGTTAATCTTGTGTAAGTGTCCGAAGAATACATACAAACTTCGGACACTTTAGTTTACTTACAGAACGTCATTGACAAACGTGCCGAGCGATGGGCCAACAACTTTCATATCATATGCCATCTTAGCTTGTACTTCCTCAGCTACACCTTTACGCTGGAGAGCATCATCTGTGAATGATTCTACTGAGATACCGTAGGAGACACCTTCGATAGAGTTATACGCAAAGGTCAAACCGGATGCAGCCATATCGAGACCTGCACTAGATGGGGAGTATGTGAGCAAGAGAGAGTCACCAGCCATAAACGCGGGGGTACCAGTAGCACCCTCTTTAGCTGTGTTGGACACTGCATCCATAACGACCACTTCTTCAACACCAAAGATGTTAGCAAGCAAAGTCATGTCAATCATCGCTGGGTTAGCAATGGTTGCACCACCGTTAATGCGACCCAAGATTTGCGCGTTAGCCATCAGTGTGTCAATAGTACGCTGAGGAATAAGCACCTTGTTAGCCTTGATACCGTAGTTACGCAGTTGGAAGTCACGCTTCCATGTACGCATGTTATCAATTGGCACAGAAGCACCATCAGACCACTTCACGAAGTCCGTAGTACCAGCAAGGTCTTCAGACCATACACCAGTGGTGAAGAACGTGTTAAGGAAGTCACGGTCCTTCTTCATGAGCATCTTATTCATGACATTACGTACTTTACGCATACGAATCTCAAGCACATCATCAGCGTTAGCCAAAGTCTGCTTATCGAAGTCAGCGGCCAAACCATAGACTTCTGCGAAGTAGGTATCAGTGTCAGAGCCTGTCTCAATCTTAGGAGGGCTGGTACGTGGTGCGAGCTTTTGTACGTCGCCTTCACGGTTCTCCTCATCAGGATCAAACTTGTAGAATTTATCCGATACTTTAGTAACTTCTACTGCTGGGAAAATCTTATCCGCAATGAAGTTTTGTTCTGTCACGTAAGACAGCGTTAGGTTAGTGAGTACCTCATCGAGGTGAACAGCACTAGGGGTGTTGTTATAAGCCATTAATGTATTTCCTTATTATTATGGTTTACGCTACTGCGTTGCCACCTTGGAAGAAGTTGATCTGTACCAAGTCATCACCAGCGGCTGCTGCTGCACGGGTAGTACCAAGGATGATATCACCAGAGGCAGCTACAACAGCCTTACCAGCGGCATCCGACGCAATGTCGATACCAGCAGCAAGTGCAGTACCAGCGTAAACCCACGGGTCACCACCACGTACAACTGAGGCAGCAGTGGTGTCTGCTGGACTATTCCAGAGGATACCGACAGCAGCCTCACCATCACCACAGACGTCTACACCAGCTCCATCCATTTTGACAAAGAGGTAGATAGAACCTGTGAGGTCCGCACCAGCGATGTATGTTTCTACTTGGCCGTCAATGTTATTATATGGCATTATACTTTATCCTTACGAGCTTGCGCTTCTAGTGCTTTACCTTCAGCAGTCTTGAGAACATTGGTCATAGCTTTCGCACGAGCAATACTCTTTGATCCTGTCAGACCTGCATCAGCAATTTCATTTGTGATTAGTGCGTCAAGCTTATCTTGAGCAGTTGTCATTTGACCGTCTACATCTGTAGAACCTGTTTCATCCATCAGTTTCCCGATAGCAGCATCAGCAGACTTAAGTGCAGTCATGGTTGTTTCGTCGGAGCCTACCAGCTTCAGGAGTGCCTTAGCATCATCCATTGCGAAGTTAGGCAGATCACGGTTGGCTTGCTCTGTGAGAGTAGCATCAAGCTTATCAGCAAATGCTGTTTCTAGGGCTGTAACCACTTCAGCAGGGAGTGAGGCTTTGTCTACCATAGTCCCAGCCACTTCAATAAACTCAGCAACCGATGCTTCTTCTTTGGAAAGACCTTCAGCAGTAATGCTGTATCCTTCCTCCATAATACATGCGCGGAGTGATTCATTAGCAGTTGTTGCAACAGCAAGATCAGCCTGTAGCTTTTCAATTTCCTCAGGTGTCATAAGGGTTTCCTTGTTTGTAATTGACATAGATTGATAAACTCGCGGGGCTGACGTTGCGAGTTCGGTAAGGGCTACCTCTAAAGTAGATACGCCATCGGCCAGTCCTTGATCGACAGCCTTTTGCCCCCTATACATCCGAGCTTCAGTAGCACGAACTGCATCTGGTTTAATGTCTCTAGCTTGAGCTACAGCACTAATGAACATCTCATAAGAATCATTTACTGACTCTTGCAAGTATGATAAAGCTTCACCCTCAAGTGGAGCATTTGGGTTACCTGCGACCTTGTAATCACCAGCGTAAATGAAGGTAGGTTTAACACCCGCCATAGCATTTGCTCCTGAATTATCAACGTGCATTGCTACAACACCAATGGAACCTACGGAACCTGTCTGTGTCGTGTAAATCTTATCAGTAGCTGATCCAATGAGGTATGCAGCAGAGGCCATAGTGTCTCTCGCCATAGATACAATAGGCTTACGCCCACGTTGGTCCATAAGATAATCTCTGAAATCAAAGGCACCAGCCACTTGACCGCCACCTGAGTCAATATCCAAGAGAATGTTCTTGACGCTCTTGTCACTCATGGCATCCTCTACTTGAGCCTGTAAAGAAGCATATGAGGTCATACCGGACATAGCCTCAATACCAGTAGACCTGTGCGTCATGGACCCTACGATGGGAATGACCCGCGTACTGTCTGAGACTGCCAGAGAGCTTCTCTGAGAGGCATCCTTACTCTGTTGGTACATACCCTCGCCTAGAACTCCAATACGTTCTGACAAGACAGCACAGAGGGTCTCAGCGTAGTCTGGTGTACATAGTAAGGGTGTATTGAGGATTAGCGTGGAGAGATGGTTGAGTTTATTCATTTGGTTACCTTAGGCTTTCTCTTTTTAGGCTCTGTAGATTCTACCTCTTTGTCATCCTCTACGTTACCCTTAGCATTTTGCTCACGAGAAACCTCTAAATCACTCTGATAAGCATCCCTATCCAACAAAGGCAGTTCAGCGTTTTGCAGGATACTATCAACAATATCATGTTGTGAGTGGAGAGGTATATCAGCGCCATTCAGGTTTCTCAGTAGAGAAGACAACTGACTAATATCATGTGGGGCAACATCCCCAGCTTTAATCTTAGGCATAGTCTCGACTGGTAACCCATTAAGTTCCCAGAGAGGCTCCACAAGCTGCTTATTAAGCACGTCAGCAACTGTATTAATGTAACTCTCTAGTGCTCGTAGGAATAAATCAGTCTTAGACTTGCTAAGAGCATATGAACCACCATTAGTACCAAGCATGAGAAACTCAGAGAGGACACTACGAGCAATGTCATGCTGGTACCTATCAATGATTGGTCCAATGTCGATATTGCGATTACCCTGTGAGGTCATCAGCTCAACA